AGAGCGGTATGTGTCTGTCTCCAATCTACCTGCACCTAAATTCCTAAGTAACAACATTGATTGTGTGTAAAGTTTTTCATACAAAGCTACCATATCTGGTTCACCTTTCTGGAACCGTATAGCTTCTACTAAAGCCCCATTAAGTAATGCTGAATCAAACTCTGTACCTAAGTATGTAGTTCCCGCTGTAACAATAGACTCAGGGTACTCAGCAAAATGAATTTCTGACTGATACGCCGCATCAGGAGTTGGGCCTAGGATAAACGTAGTTTGCCCGAATATACCGTAATGCACAGGTAAACCTGTGGCTGTAGGTAAAGGGTAGGCTTCTCGCATAAAACTAACGTCTTTGTTCAGCAAATAGTGGTAGTTCCCAGCACCATCTATAACCGCTAGAGAATATACATAAAGTATATTGGACGGCATCGTAAGGTATTTGTTGTTAAGACTCATATTACCTGTTTGATTTTTACGCATAGCAGGTAAATCTACCGTAGCAAATATTAACTGCTCTGCCTGTTGCGTAAACATAGCCAACTGGTCATTCGTAAACGTTTGCTCACAAATGTCTTGTATATTGGTTTTAAGTTCGGTGTAGTTCACCTAACACTCCCTACGCCATAGGCCCACGAGCCATAGTACCTTTAGTGGCTGCGCCAACACCGCGTATTTTTATTCCACTAGTTTTAACTGTTCCAGAAGATTGCTCTGGTGAGTTAACTTTTGTGCCGGGATTGTATTCTTTAATACCGCCCACTTTTTTTACTTTAATCTTGCCCATTGCTTCACCTCATCAGGTTGGTGTATTTGCTTGTCCACCCATACCACTATGGGCAGCACAATAATAGTGTAATGTAGGTGCGCCCGTAGCTACTGTTATCTGCGTATACGCTCCTGCATTTCCCGGCACACCACTGGTAGTTACTCCGGTAGTGTACTCTACTCCTCCACCCCATGTTCCATTCGGGGTTGTTGAAAACCTTAACGGGTGTGTGCCATTTGTACCCGCTGATTGGTCAAATTTGTAAGTGTTACCCTCAAACAAAGTTAATGTGGGACTTACCACACCATCTATATAAAATTTATTACCTGTGCCATATACGTTTGTGCCTGTAGCTACTGTTACCGTCAGCGTAGTAGTAAGCACTATAGACACTTCCCCAACATGCCCAAAAGCAAAAATAGGGTCTGCTGGTTGTAATCGCGCTCGACTTTCAGGATACCCTGTAAAATCGGGTCTGGGATCGCGTATTGCCTGTGGGTCACTCACAGGAAACGTGCCTAGCATTAGTTGTGGTTGGTCAGGGTTCCAGCACTCTGGACACGCCTTTATACCCGTAACCACAGCTTTTATTACAAGGGGTTTTAGCTGCCGTAACCTATACTGAAACCCACATATATCACATTCTGCTAACGCATTTTGGCCCGATGCAAATCTTTCGCTCATATCTATCTAGGCCCATATAAACGAGGAACAAGCATTTCTGAAGCTTTCTCTCTATCTTCCCCCGCTGCCAACGTGTACTGTTCGTCGTACTGCGCTTTTAACATTTCTAAACGTGGCATACCTTCCGGTAATTTAGTGGCTATGTAGTACGCCAATCCTGACACCAATGCAGGGAAAAACCTAAACGGCATATCGGGGGTCTGTACACCAGCCCCTGCATCTTGTATACGCCGTAGTCTCCAGTACCTAACAATATAGTAAGGAGTCCCAACCGTTCCTTGGTCGGGAACAGGCCATACTGTAATAGTAGGATGGTCACGCAAACGGTCTACCCAACACTGTATAGGTCTACCTTGCGTAAGTTTGTTAGGGATGGAAGCGTAATTATCTACACTAATACGAGAGAGATTCAGGTCAGTCTGTAAAGTAGTGCTGCCTTCGTTAGTACGAATAACTTGTTCAAGTAAATCAATAGTATCCGCAGGAAGATTGTAAGTAGCAGTCCCTTGACCAAGGTTTACAAACCCTTCGTCAATCGTCCACATATTTACACCACGATTTGCCCACTCAATGGTAAGCAAGTTCATGGAACGCCTAGCAGTCTTTAAATCGTAACCGGAGTGAAGCTCACGCCCAGCACGTTCAAAAGCTTCTTCAGCAACTTCTGTGAAGTCCATTGTGAATGCTGTAGTTCCAGATGTAGCCATTATTTCTTCTTCCTTTTCAAGGCTTTAACGCGCCTTGGTTTACCTGCTGGTTGCCCCAAACGTTTCTTTTGCGCTATACGAGACTTCTTTTCTGCCGCTGTCATTTCTTTTGACGTTTTAGGTGTTTTACTCGACACCTTTTTAGTGGGTCTACAGTAAGGAGTACCCCTTTTCTCTCCCTTCTGCCGTCCACAAGCCTTGCCTGTTCGCACATCTTTCCAATCTTCCTTGAACCAACGTTTTAACGCAGCTCCCTTTTTAGTCTTACGAACGGCCACGAGCTTTTTTCTTCCTACATTTAGCTATAGCTCCTGACGCATACGCAGAAGGAAACACTTTGTACTGAGCTTTTACCTTTCGGTAACAATCATCATGGGTAGGGCCACCTGTATTAAATGCTACGGGTCTTATTCTACCCATACCTCTACATTTCATCATTTACGCCATACCCCTTAACGTCTTGGCCAAACGCGCACGTTGTCCTAATTTACCCGGTTCCTTGGCAGCGGCGTTCAATTTCTTAGCAGGTATTTTCTCCCCTGCTTTTACCCCTAGCTCTTTACGTAACGCACCGGGTTTTTTTATAGCTTTTTGAATCCAGCCACCTTTTTTAAGTTTCCTGCTTTTTTTCGGCATCTTGTCTGGGTTCATTACACCCATGCCTCGACACTTCATCATGCAAGTTACCTCATTTAGCTTTTTTCTTTGCCACCTTTTTAGGAGCGGCTTTTTTAGGTTCCGCTTTAGGTTTTGCTTTAGGGGCGGGTGTTTCGCCCGGATCAGGTCTGCCAAATAAGCCAACCATAGTATATCTCCTTAAAAATCAACTAGTTAAACTATTCTTCCACGAGTATGTCCCTTACGGGCAATACCATCAGCTCGGCTTGAAGCACTGCTTTTGCCCACTTTGCCGCCTTTCTTCATCATGGTAGAAGCGCCTGAATATGCACCTTTACCCATAGCCTTCTCCATGCCTTTGCTTTCATCCCTACGAGATTTAAGGCTTTGGGACTTCTTGCCATTTCTAGCCCCCAAAGATTCATCTAGTCGGTCATTGTATCCCTGCTTTTTAACTTTACCACCAGCAGCCATACCGTCTAACCTATTCTTTTCAAAGCGTTTTTCACGATTAATCCGTAAACGCTCTTGTCGAGCATCCCTACCTTCTGCCCCACCCATACGTTCTTTAGGAGCAATCCGATAGATTTCGTCATCTAAGTTACGAATAACTTTTTTATCGTGTGCTCTACCACCCCCAGCATACTTTTTAACTGCTTTACCGGGTTTCTTTTTGCTACTATTAAAATAACTAGGCATACCGCCCTCCTTAAATTTTTTACCTTTGTCTGCTTTAGCAAACTCTTTACCCACACTTTGTGGAACTCCCGCTTTCTTAGCAAACTTAGGGTTATTAGCTACTGCCGCCATAAATTTTGCTTGTTTTTTCGTTTTACTGGGCATTAACACTTCCACCGTTTTCTTGCTTGACGCAGCCTAGAATTAGGATTCTTAGCTGCTTTTGGAAATTTTTTCATCTGACCAGCAGAACGCGCACAGAACGACTTACGCCGCTTTGCGTCCTTGCTGCCCTTCTTCACTTTACCAGTAACGGCTGTCTTGAGTTTAGAGCCGGGGTTGTCCTTACGGTATTTAGCCACACCCTTCTTGGTCATACCTGCGCCAGATTTAGTCGGACGCTTATGACCACCTTTAATGGTGTGGCCTTTCATAGTTCCCTTTTTCTTAGACACTGGCATAAGATTTAGTAACGGTTAAAACCAATAAATACGTATCCGACGTGTTAGCTCCTACCGTAGTTACTAGAATATCTCCCGTCTTACCCGCCCCACCATTGTTAGGAATACCAAACTCTGAAAAGTCAATGGTATCTTCCCAATCTTGGGGTAGGTTTAAAAGGGGCATATTAGTAGTAGCATCCCACAAAAGCTCTACACCCATCCCAATATTAGAGAAGGTAATCTTCTGTAAGGTAACTCCAGTACACGCTTGTTTAGTGACAGGATCAGCAGAAAGACTAGACACATCTACTAAAACTGCTTCAGATTGCCCTGTCCCATCACTAACATTGGTAAATTTCAAGACGGCAGTTCGCCCACCGTCCTGTATTACTTGGCTTGTGAGTGCATCAGCCATAATAGTTTACTCCTCAAAATTAGTATTAAGCACTAAACGGAGTAGCACCAGCACCACTAGCAGCACCAAAACACACCGCTTCTACATACCACGTATTCGCAGCAACAATAGTACATTTAATAATACTGTCTACGTCACCACCAGTAGTACCGCCATTCCAAGTAAATGTAGTATCACTCGGTGTAGCTAGGAAAGTTTTAGTAAGCCCATCGGCATCTACAGACATTGCATACCCTGTAAACACATCAGCTCCAGAAGGTTTAATGACCAGATCATTAGAAAGGTCAAACCCACTGATAACAACAATCTGAGCACCCAGTTGGTTCTGTTGGTCAGGAGCAGTTGGATCAGTAGGAGGAGTAGTGCTTGAAGGCACAGTATCCAATACCGCAGGAAGTGTAAGCTGCCCCGCTCCTGTTCCATTAGTTGATGCGTATACGTTAATAACCCCAGCATTCCCCGGAGTTACAGCCCCAGTAGGGTTCTTGTTAGCGTCCAGTGTTGGGGCTGGGAAAATTGATAACGCCAGTGTAGTGTTATCAGCAGTGATTTCTTGTGCCGCACCCGGCCCAGCGGAAACAAATCCATTGAGTGATCGGACAGGGCCGGAGAAAGTAGTTCTAGCCATTATAAGTTCCTCTCATGCGAGTTAAGGTGTATCTGTCTGCATGAAGTCAGTCGGGGGCTGTCAGATACACGGGTTATTCCCGATAGTGAAGAAAGTGTACCCCAATAAAAAACCCCGCACAAGGCGGGGTCAAAATCATTATGATTTTTAGGGGGTGGTTATGTAGCACCCGGTGAGCCGTATATACCCAGTGGGTCAGATACGCCGAAGCTATATCTCTCACGGGCTTTATAGCGGCTATTACCAGTATCAAAGTCAGCATCCATAGATGTAGACATTGGGGTACGGATAAAGTGCTTCAAACCATTTGGCACGTCAGTCATCAAGAACCACGCATTACCGTCAGTCAGATAGTTATTAACTGTATAACCCTCTGGAACTGTGCCGTTATTGCGAATGGCGTTGATGTCATTGTCAGCCGTGCTAACCCGAAGCTCAGAGTCCATCAAGCGTGTAGCAACGAATTGCAACGCAGGAGGAATAACAAGCTTACGAGGTTTAGCAGCAATCAACAGGCCACGCTCATCAGTCCAACCTGCTATTGAAATAACCGCTGCTTCCAAAGAAGTTTCGTTTAAATCAACACCAGTAGCTGGAGTGTTTGCGTTAGTTCCACCAGAAACTAGTGGATGCGCTGTTGAAAACAAAGTCTGGCCGTCCCCGTAAGTAGGGCCACCAGCAAAACCAGTGTTGAGTATGGTTGCACCTTTAACCTGCTTGGTGTAAGCCATAGCTCTCGCTAGTGCCTTTGTGTAACGTGCAGAAAGCGAATCGTACAGGTTATCTTCAATAGCTTCTTCAGTTATTGAGAATCCCATAGCAATCGTTTCATTGACGTAACGCGCTGTGTAAGTTTCTTGGGCGTTGTCATAAGCGATAGCCGCGCCTTCGTTTTTAACGGGGGCAGCGCCAAAGCCTGATAACTTCACCTCTTCTTCAAAGGAACGGTCAGAAGTCTCTGTTTCAAAGATTTCCTTAGTTTCCTCACCATATCTTGCATACTCAAGGCCAAACAGGGCATTTAAACCCGGAAGGAGTTCCTTGAGGAGTTGCGCTCGTGAAATAGCCATATCTCAAGTCTCCTTATATACCTGTCTGGTTAGTGTAAGAATGTGAACCGGGATTAAACTTCACGATCACATCAGTGTATGCGTCACCAACTGCACTTCCCGGTGCGTCAACAAAATCAACGATTCTGAAGGCCCATCCAGCAGTAGTGTTGGTTGTTGCATCTAACGCAGTGTTCGAGTTACCTGTAGTAGTACTACCTGTAGAAGTCGATTGTACTGCATCAAAATGCGCGTTTTGCCCTAAGTCAGCTTGCGTAATAGAACCCGCAGCTTGAGCTTGGAACAATGTATTGGGGTCATCTACGATGAATGCCAACGCATCATCAGCCACTGTACTAGCTGGCCAGTATTGACGGTTAACAAAACCCAAAGTTGCATCTGTGTAGGAACAGCCCATGAACACGCCTATTGTACCAGCAGGGAAAGGTGTTGAATTATCCCCATTGGTAGTCACTAGCTCAATAGTACCATTGGCAGCAATCGCAACGACTGCACCATAAAACAGGTTAGTACCATAGCCAGAAGTAATAGGAAGCTTTCGAGTTGACCCCGCGTACGGAAGTCCCCCGATTTCATTCAAAGGCTTTAACCCATAAGGGGTTGCTGTTGTAGCCATTAGAATATCTCCTAAATTATCCTTTACCGAAAGTGACTTTAGTAGACCGCTCATTGAAGATCGGCATCCTAGAATCAGACTCTCGCATTAAGTTATTGTCTACAGAACGTATTTGCGCTTCATTAGTTTCTTTGTAATAAGCACTGCGTTCCTCAACAAGTTCTTTGGGTGCTTTGCAAAGCATTAAACCGCCCATGACAATATTGTCTTTGAAACGGTCATTCTCAATACTCACCAACTGAATCTCAGGGTGGTCTGAGGCTTTACACGGCTCCCAACCTTCTCGTAGTTTAGTAGAAACATTAGTAGGATCAGGCTGGCCGTTAGTAGAAACACGAACCCAATGAAAAGTGTAGCCTTCTTGAGGAGTGGGGTCAGGTAAAAGCTCTGGCCTTTTCCACGCTTGTCTACGAGTTTTCTTTTCGTTAGTTTCTAACTCTCTATCTAATCTATTCTCAGCCATTTCTACTTGCTCCTAAACTTAAATCTGCAACCTGTTGGGCGTAGTCTTCCAGCGGTACACCAAGACGTTTCGCTAAAGCAACTTGTGTTTGCGATAATGTAACCTTGTTAGGTTTCGTGCTCCGCGTAGCGGGTGCAACCACATTGCTCGATTTCTTCTTGGGTGTCTCCGGTTCGTCTTCTATCCCCTCATCAAATTCAGCGGGGAATATTTCTCGCATTCGAGAATCAATTTTCTCGTAGTATTCATCTGACTGAGGGTTAATGTTCTCCTTAGTCAGTTTTGTATGTAATCCTAACGCAAGTGCTGTCATTTCATCATTAGAACCAAACCACGGGTTTTTCTCGCGCCATGCTTCGGCTCTTTCATCCCTGACAGGAGCTTGTGTTTGATTTACCTGTGATTGAACAGCATTTTCTTGTGGTTGTAAAGTTGCTTCGTCTGTATTTATAGTACGAGGTTTAAGCCCTTTAACTTTTTCGGCCCGTATTTGCGCTGTATTTAACTCTGCTTGGGCAGCTACAATCGCGTCAGGCTCACCACTTTCATAAGCCTCTTTGTACTTTTTACTAGCTATTGCCACTTCACTTTCAGTTTGCTTCTTGGCAGATTCAATAAGTGTGTTATGGCTTTGATCTACGTTACCTTTTAGCCTTTTGTTTTCTTCCACAAGTTTTTGAGCATACACCACAGCTTCTTCTTTCTGGCGTTCTGCTGCTTCTTTGGCCCTGCGCTCATCATGGTAGCCCTTGCTAAAGTGCTGTATTCGCTTTTTAACTTTTTCAGAATAGTTCTCTAACTCTTCATTAGTTACTTCTTCAGGAGGTTGAGAAGGTTTACGACCTCTATCTGCTTCAGGAGTGTCATCAACTACTTCAACCTCTACTTCCTTATCCTCCACCACTTTTACTTCCCGTGGCTCTTTTTTAGGTTTTTCTATAACCTCACGACCTACAGCACCTTCCACCTCTATATCTGGTGTTTCCTCTGGTGTATTAACTTCTATTTCTGCCGCCGCTTCCATCTTATCTGGGTCAGGAAACTCGTACTCTACTTTTTGTATAGGCATAATTTACTCCTTAGTTTGCGCGAGCTACGACGCTCGGATCATCAACAACAGCTTCAATAGAATCGTCATTCATCAGACGATACTCTTGTTTGCCAACTTTAAAACGTGTCCCAGTATTAGCGCGAAACATCACGTAGTCCCCTTGTTTGCACCACGGGCCAGTAGGGAATCGCTCGCTATCTGCATACGCTTGCTCACCCATATCCAGCACCAGCCCTATCGTAGACAAGATGTACTCATCACGGAGGGTTTTAGCAGCTTTAACTATGCCGCCATCAAATGTTTCTTCAATGTTAGGGAGTGCCACAAGAACTCTATATCCCACAGGTTTGGGAATGAGAGCGTCTAGTTTGTCTTGCGCTATTTCTTCCTCTTGTAATTTGTCCCTACGTTTCATCTCTAAAGCTGTCATTTCAGTCATCTTGGTTTTCCATGTGTATACGCGAGAGGTCATTCACTTCCCGTAATGCGGTGTCCAGACCCCGAAGCACACCACACACTTCTTTATAATCGGCGTAATCTTTAGCTGCGCCAGTTCTTATAAATTCTTCGCTAGACCGTTTCTGGTCTGTAATCCTTTCTACTAATACTTCAAAAACAGTTTTGCCCATTACCTATCCTCTCGGTCATCGCGGTAGGCTTCAGACGCATCACGATGCGCTTCGGCTCTAGTTCGTTTTTCTTCGCCAGCAGCTTTAGCCATGTCAATAATGACCTTGGCTTCTTCCACGTCATTCTTCGCTTCAGTAGCTTGGTTCTGCGCGGCTATGCGACTAGCCTCAAGCACTGCGTTTGTCTGCGCTTTTTCTTTGTCCAGCTCAATGCGTTCTTGGTCAAGGGCCACATCCGCCGCATCTTTAGCGGCCTTACGCTGCGCGTCTTGCTCTTTGATTGCCAGCTCTCGCTGTTGCATCTGAATGATGGGGTCTTGCGCCAGCTCTTGGGCTTGCTGTTGGGCAGCTTGGGCTTGTTTCTGCGCGGCAAGCCGTTGCCCTGCTTTAGCCAACAGACCCGCCAACCTGTACTCAAGTTCTTCCGGCAGTTCTTCGTTAGGTGGTGGTAACTCTTGTCCCAACTGCTGCTCCATTTGCTGCCTGTACAGGAAGGCCATGTGTTCTGCTATGTGTGCTTTAATCGCCGCTACAATCTGTTGACCATTAGGCATTTGTCCCAACATGGCTGCAATTTGGGGATCAGCAAGAAAAGTTTCATGTACCGCGATGTGCGCTTGATGATCTTGAAATATGAATGCTTTCAAAGGCTTACCATTAAGTGCGTCCATGTTCTCACTTACTGGGTCTTCCGGTTTCATGTCATCAGTGTTAGGTACAAGCTTGTCTGCGTTCTTAATCCCTAAGACCTCAATCATCTGTCTGTGCAGTTGGGGTAGGTCATAGATTTGTGGGTTGGCCTGTGCCATCTGAAGTACGGTTTGGTATTGCACAACGCGCTGTGCCATCGTACTACTATTGGGATCGCTGACAGGAATTACTTCCACCGTGGCATAGTCGGCTTGGCGGGCGCGAGGCGTACCACGGTCAGGCGCATAACCGTACTCTAACGGAGCATACTCAGCCATAATCGCTCTGAGCAGCTTAAATTCCTGCTTCATAGCGTAGTGAACACGGGATTGAACCGCAGCCATTGGCTTTAAGGTACGCTCTAATAGAGCTAATGTTGTACCGACAGGCGCATTTGCGCTCATATCGGAGATATTCATGTCTGAAATAGCCCCTAATCTGCGGCCTTCTTCAGTTATTTTCTCTAATAAGGCCAATAACGTCTGACTTGGCTCTTTATAGGGTAATGGGAGGATATTCTCGCGGATTGACCCACTAGGCACGTCCACATCACGGAATTCACCCGGCCCAATGGGAGTATCGCCCGTAGTTACCCGCATTCCACGGGATTTAAGGCCACCCGGCAGGTTAGATAGCGTACCTGCGTCCACTAACTGGCGAATAAGTGACGTTCCCGCCCGTGCATAGCCACCGATAATGTGGATTAAGCCCAATCCGTAGAAGCCAAACCCCGGAACGTACACATAATGTACAAAATGCTGGCGTTTTAGCATCAATGGGTCGTCAGGATTCCAGTTTCTGCGTATTGCCAGCACTGTTCCTGTGCCTTTTTCAATAGTAATGACGTAAGGCTTGGCAATTTGCAGGTCATCAGCCTGTTTATCCGCCCCATCTACCTCATCAATCACAATATCCGCGTGAATTTCGTACACCGCGTAGCGATCATCCGCAGAAAGAGAGATTCCCGACTGTTCAGCCTTGGCTTCTTCAATGTCTGTGGTGAAAGATACAGGGTCACCGAGGTCTACTTCCCGATAAAACCCCTGATCTTGTAGTTTTACCATCTCATTCTTGGTCTTACGCATCACATGGGTGACACGCTCGGCTGATTCTAGGTTAGATGCGCCGTAGGGGACGATCATATCTTCCGCTGGAATGTAGATTGCGGTCTGTCTATCGAGGTTTGGATCAAAATAAATCTTTTTAAATGCCGAACCCGCCAACCCAAGGCTATACAACATGCGTTCATGCTCTGGTCTGTACTCCACCATCACATCAGTCAGCTCATAATTCATATCGGTTTTAACGCGCAGGGCTGCATCTTCTTTATCTCGCGTTATTTCACCAAGTATCTGCGTTTTCACAGGGCCAGCCGCTGGGAATGTCTCACTCATGGCCTCTGCTTGGAACCGTATAGCCGCTTCAGCGAGTACTGTGCTGTACACACCACAGGCATTTTCCCACGGTTCAGTCCTGTCCTCGTAACTAAACCCCAGAACTTCCAGACCTTTAACGAAAGTTTCTGCCCAATCACGGCGTGAGCCTATATCCCCATCCACCGCTTCTACTAACTCACTAGATATTTGGTTTAATTGCCCATCATCCATGTAATCAGCAAGGTTAGCGTCGAACGGTGCATTAGCAATGTCCGAGTCTGCCATGTCAGGGACTAGTGTTATCTCTACACCCCCATCCTCCAGTGCTGTTATCTCTGGCTCAATCTCAATTTCTAGCTGTTCTATAACTTCCACTTCCTCGCCTTGTGGCCCTGCAAATAAACTTTTCTCAATAGCCATTAGTAGTACCCGCCTCTACGCTGCTTAAAGTATTGAATCTCATCTTGCTCGTCTGATGGTAGTCTGACAAACCCGCCTTTTCTGTACCGCATCAACGCCAAAGATACGGAATCCACGTAGTCATCATGCTCCCCAGAGGGGAAGCTTGCTACCTCGTCAATCACTTCTTCCGCCCACGGGCGGTTCGGTGTCCATACCATACCAGAAGCGAAGAGATCAGACACGGAATTAAGCCGCGTTATCTTGTCGTTTCCTCTTGTGGGGGTAAACTCCTGCACGGGTATACCCATCGCCCGCATCTCATAGATAAGCGGCGCACCCGATGCTTTCTTCTCCACAATGATTGAGTCTGGTTCCCAACTCTCGTATTGTTCAATCGCTACCTTCTTCAACCGTGGGAACTCCATCCTTTCCCTAAACGCATTAAGCAGGATGATGTTTGCCTGTGGTGCTCCCGCGTCATCGTCCTGATAAAACACACCCCACGTTGTCAGCGCCGAGTAGTCAGCGCGGTTTGTTTTCTCGAACGCTGTATCCCACGCCATCAGGAGGTACTCACATGGCGGCGGTTCTTCCTCTTCCCACAGTTGCCACCACTCCCGTTTCACAATAGCTGACGTTTCCGATGTAGGTTGCTGCTGATACTGGGCCATCCACTTGGAATTGGGTAGTTCCTGCTTTAATACTTGTAACTCATCCCGCGACCAAAACTCAGGCCACAGGGGTGTACCACTGGGCATAAGTGCAGGAAATTCAATGACTTCCCACTCATCCCCGCCACGTTCCGCCGCTGCTTTCAACACTTTAGCGGTCAGGTCACGCAGACTCCAACGAGTCATAACAATGACAATGGCTCCACCCGGTTGCAGACGCTGCCGTGGCCCTGATGTATACCACTCATAAGTCTTGTCGTAGATGTCAGGGTTTATCTCAGCCAGTGCTGCTTCCTGTTCCGAGTGAGGGTCGTCAATAATCAACAAGTCCGCGCCCTTACCAGTAACCGCCCCGCCCACACCAATCGCAAAGTAATCTCCACCTTTGCTGGTATTCCAGCGCCCCGCTGCTTTTGAATCACTTTGCAGACTTAACTCAGGGAATATGCTCTGGTAGTTATCCTGATCGACGAGGTTCCTAACCTTACGACCAAACCCTACCGCCAGTTCTGCGGTATGCGAGGTCTGGATGACCTTCTTGTGGGGGTACTGTCCCAGAAACCACGCAGGTAATAAATAACTAGCAAACTCAGACTTAGTATGACGAGGAGGCATATTAACAATAAGCCGCTTACACTCGCCACGAGCCACACGCTCAAACGCTTCAGCCATCTTCGCATGGTGTTTCCCACTGATAAACACAGGCCACATCTGCTTTACAAAATCCAAGAACCGCGTCTGTGCTTTCTTCTGTTGCTTTAATCTATTCAGATGCTCAAGCTCTGCCAGCAGTTTTTCCTGCTCTGACACAGACAACATGGGTAATATGGTCGGGATGTCCTTGAGTGTTATGTCATCGAAGGGCGATACCTCAGACATCTAACTCTTCTCCTTCCTCACCCAACGCTTCGTCTAGGCGCTCATCCATAGGCGCTACATCTACTACACTAGCGTTAAGGAGGTTCTTCACCTTATCCTTAATCGCTTTCTCTAAATCTTCAGGGTTCTTATAGTTGACCGTTATCTCACTGCGTTCAGTAAATATACCCACATCGCTGTGTTTTCCTAACAATTCCAATGCCTTAAGTTCAAACCGTGGGTCACCACAGTTTGCTATCTCCATCAACTTATGGGTGATTGCCGCCCGCGCCTCTGCTGCATCCATAGCCAGTTGTTGGCCGTAGGTACGCAAAAACGCTGCCGCTGCAAAAGCTGTGGGGGGATGGGTTAGGTCTGCTGACTTTTTACGTTCCGCTACTGCTTGGATAAGCTGCTTCTCACGCTCGGCATCTTCTTCAGTAACCTCAAGCGCCGCACCTAATGATTCCTGCAATTCCGCCGTATTGCCAGCCACTTCGACTTCCTTTATGTGGGTCGTCGGCTTCTCCTCTGCTAAATCGTAGGGAACGGGGTGATCCTTTGTGGGTTCTATCTGTACCACAGACATATCGCAGGTATCCAGTACCGGGTTTTGCGAAGTCTAACAGATATTGGGGTAGGTGCAAATCATCTGTGGGACTCAAGTAGGGGGGTGTTTCCCTGTGAAGGGGGGTGGGGTGCGAACCAGACTGTTACAAAAAAGAGGGGGTGGGGTGTGAAATTGTGTGATGTGATGTGCAAATTATTATGTATATAGACGCTATGGTACCACTCTGGCTACGCGGGGGGTGGGGGAGGGTGGGGGTCAACCTAGAATATCTAGGTTAAATAGGCTCACTTGACTTTTCTGTACCACAATGTAATAATGTACTTACTGAATCGGAACACACACAAATTCACTAACCCGATTCTTTTAGGAGAATGATAATGGCTAAAAAAGCAACCACAGTAGAACCAATAGCTACACCTACTACAGAATTAGCAACACGTATTCAAGCAATAATAGCAGCCGACGTTGAGAAAAATACCACGGCCAAGCAATCTGGGCTGGAAGTAGCGACAACATTTGATGATGTATTCGCTTTCAACTGGGCGGCGTTCAAGGGGAATCAGGGCGCGGAAAAATGTGGCCTGACTGGTACTGAGTATAAAATGGTCAAGCTAACACGCGACCAGTACAAAACCGCTTGGAATGACGCGGACTTGCCAAACTTCGACCAGCGTTGGAAGTATGTAGTCGAGCACTCCAAGCATTACAAAGCACCAATAGGTGACGAATCACGCGGTAAGTCTACCGAGGCCAAATTGGAAGAAGCGGTTAGATCAGTACTCCGACACGCGACCACGCTAGAAGATTCAACCATGATCGACTTTGGTAATCAGATGTGTGACTACCTCGGTCTTGAAGTAAAGGAAGCCGAGTAACTAGAACGGCCCTCGAAAGGGGGCCAACCTAGAACATCTAGGTTGCATAGGAGAGAGATAGGCATAGAATTTGAAATGGTAAGTTGGTAAGCCAAACAATCAAAGTGCTACACGAATATCCAACTATTTACGAAAGCACAGGTAGACGTACCAAAACCATACTGCGGACACCGTAGCATGGTAAGCCCAGACTAAACATCTGGGCTTTTTTGTGTCTGGCCTTCGGCCAGCCAATGATAGTACCTATGATAGTAGGTACATGATAGTAGCCTAGCTACTGCTCTATGTAGCCTAGCTACTGCTTTGTGGTACAGTGTTATACCAAAAAGCTTTGTTATACTTTATTGTTACGCTGTAAGTTACTGATATAACTCAGCTAAGTACCTATTGTTACATTGTTACGTCAAAAAACATCACATACGCATCTAGAGAGCAAAGAGGCTCTCATGCACAAGTAGCCTCCCAAAACAAAAAATTCCCCCAACACCGTCGTGTAATTCTAAAAATGCGTAACAATATAACAATACAATAATATAAATAAATAAAACCCACGCTCCACTAAGGCTCCAGTCAATTTTTCTTTTGTTACGCGCCAACATAACAAACGTAACAAAGCACCTCTTTTCGTAACAATACAATATCAAAATGTAACACGTTCTGATAAGCCCTTCCCTACTTGACAAAGTGTACCACAATGTGATATAATATACATTCAAACTGGAAATTCGTCCAGCTTGTGTAAACCAACCTAGACTATCTAGGTTCAACAGGAGAACGTTATGAAAGAGCGACTATTGTTTACACCATATCTACTCAGGCAACGTCAGTATCGAGAGCGCAAGACTCTTAACCCACGCCTAAGTCCACCACGCAGACGCTACTCACTAGCAGGTTACGTTTGGTTCCCACGTACGCAGAGGGTCTAACCAATGGCTAACTGTATCATTTGCAACACATCATTCCCGACAGCACGCAAGCGGTTGGGCATGGATACTTGTTTGGAGTGCGGGGAGCGCGCAGCCAAGCAGGTTAAGCATACTATCGCACCACTAAACAAGAGCAACTACATGCTGCTTATGCCCGAAGAACTCAAGCAGCTCAACCCCAAGCGAACAACCTAGATATTCTAGGTTAAGGAGAACGACAATGGATAAAACTACACCGATACATCAGCATGACTGTGACAACTGTAAGTATCTCATCACCACCAACAACATGGACATGTACTACTGTGATCAAGGTGGTCGTGGCAACACCATAGTAAGACGGTTCGGTAGTGAACCAGAGGAGTACGGTTCATCGGGCCTACGGCTACACTCCATCAACCCCGAAGTCGCACTGGGTATGCTAGTAGCAGTACATGAAGGTTACCTGACATTCGGTGACATCATGGAGCATAGTTTCGATAGCAAGCTACCCGAAGGCGAGACCATCAACCTACGTCAGTGGGCCGAACCACTTGACCGCAATAGGTTTCATGTAACCATAGACAGCATATATGACGTGGCTAATGCTGTGGATGCCATCTCCGATATTGCCTTGTTCTCTGACGGTAAGTGGCTTGAGGACGATGATGGTTACAGAACCAAGACCTACCAATTCCACTACGAAGCAGGGAGAGCGAGTTTAGCAACAGCACATAATCAATTCCTACTGGCCGACCACTGGTATAAGAAGGAGAAGAAAAATGGATAACAACTTTGAAAAGCTAAACATACATGACCCACACAATGAGTACGTGTGGGCAGACACTACCCCTGCTTGGGTAACACTACTCAAGGTAGCAGGGTTCATCGCAGGTGGCATTGGACTGTTCATCGTGTTCAGTCTGACAGCCATCATTCTCATGCAACTATAACAACCTAGATATTCTAGGTTAAGGAGAACGACAATGTACGGCGGATTAACAGACATGCCAGTGTTACGCTCGTATGAGAAAGCACTGGAGCATTACGAAAGTATTAAACCTATCAGGGGCAGCAACAATGTACGCCCCATCTGTAAGACTAAGAATGGTAGACGCAAGAAGCACATGCAGATCATCAAGCGTGATGATGCGATAGCGTGTCGGCTATACGATACCGACGTGCTGACTTTCCACAAGGGTATCACTTGGGAAAGTGGCCTAATAGAGTACTACTCAGGGGGTTACATCAGTAACACTACTCACGCATTTGCAAGCTCTATCCTCTTTGATGGTGTTTATTTCAATACGAAGAAAGATGTTACGGAAGTAACTATAGGATACAGCCCAAATCGTCAAACCTACCATGTTGGCCGTAATCAAACTTTAAAGCTGAGACGCATGGGGGAACCACATCAACGACCTTACTACGTTGTTATCGACCCACCAAAACACTTGGAGTATTACCTCAAGCGCAAGGAGTACAACGCCCACCGTAAACCACTTAAAGAGTTTGAAGCCCATTGCATACGCATGGCTAAACTGTGTGACCCCAAAGAAAAACAATCAGATCGCTACTCGGTATGGGAAGGGTTTAGTAACTCACCTAATGAACGTGGGTGGTTTCAACGCGAACGCTACAAGGAACTCACTAACAAAGACACGGAATCGTGGGGCCAACTCGTACCCTTGATACTGGAACATGCGCGAACAAGAGACGTGAAGTGGGTAGAAGGTAAATACGTCATCAAGCAGCACTTTGATACACAAAAGATTAAAGAATTCATTAACGACATGGTGAAGTATGCGTTCGCTGATGAACTCTTTGAAGAAAAGGAAGTAAACAAAAGGACTTTTAACGGTAATGAACAATTTGTCTGGGACAAATACAAAGGAGGACGAGAATGAAAACTTTAATGCACGCTAAATCCAAGCAGCCTGTGGATACTGGAGAAGTACTAAGGGATGGCCGTGGTCGTCGCTACTACTTACGTGGTGTTCACAATAACAAGGTACTGGTGACTTCAATGGATGAACAGAAGTTACTAGTCACCGCTAAACCCGAAGTATTCAACTGCTTCTTAATCAACTAAGCAACCTAGATATTCTAGGTTAAGGAGAACGACAATGAGTAAAGAAGTATTTAATCAAGTAGTCACAGTATCACTAGAAGATGCTGTCCGGTTAATCGTAGCCAACCCCAACGTACGCTACATGCTACGTGGAGAGCCGGGGATTGGTAAATCATCTCTGGCGTATGCGCTCAAGCAGATGACTGGATACCCACTGTCCATGATGGACGTACCCAACCTAGACTTGGGCGATGTGTCAATGCCAGTGATTGACCATGAGAACAAAGTTACCAAGTACTACCCTAACTCTAGATTCCAGTTACATGAAGGCCGACCCATAGTGGTGATGCTAGACGAGTTTACCAAGGGCGCGGATGCGGTGAAGAATATGCTTCATCCCATGCTAGAGGTAACGAACCCACGACTAGGTGACTTACCTATCCCTGATGGTAGCTTAGTAGTACTAACAGGTAACCTCGACACCGATGGGGTGGGCGATGGATTGGCACAGCATACTAGGCAACGTATCGTTGAACTTATCATACGCAAACCCAATGCCGACGAATGGTTACGGTGGGCGTCCAACAATGGGGTGGCTGCTGTGCTCATGGCATGGGTGGATAGATACAGGTATTGTCTTGCCTCCTACCTTGATGGGATAACCAACGAGTTTATCTTCAACCCTGCTGAACCGCAGGAAAATGTGGTGTCTCCTCGTACGCTAGAAATGGCAAGCAGACAGATACTTACGCGGGAAAACATCTCAAAAGACGCACTGAGAGCAGCCTTAACTGGAACTCTGGGGGCATCTGCTGCTGTAAGCATACTCTCGTTCATCGCATTTCAGGACAAACTGCCTAGTTTACGCAGCATTATCGACAATCCATTGACTGCCGAGATACCTGATGACGAAGGTGCGCGGGCGGTACTTACCTTCAACCTGCTAGAGCATGTGCAGCAAGACACGCTGACTCCCATCATGGAGTACTTACGCAGGGATGAGATGGATGAGGAATGGCAAGTCATATTCGGTGTATGCCTAGCGCGGCATGAGTCGAAGAAACAGATTGCCTTTAGTAATGGTGCGTTCGCTAAGTGGGCGCGAGAAAACGAGGACTTACTATGAACACTCAAAAACGGAAACTTAGGATCGCCTTGAATGAAGCGTTCGAGAAGGGTAGAGCTATAGGGAGAAGTGAGGAGCTGCTCCTCGATATGTTCCCCCGAAAGAAGATTGAACAAGCAATGCGCTACCGCCTTGAATGGTTAGCTGATTGGTGGGATCAAGTGCTTGATGATGAGGAGGACATACTGTGATGGATAAACGACAACGAGAGTTTAAAGCTATCAAGATAGGAGTAATGCGCTCCGAACCTTTTGGCTTACTGCGTGGGGTGATGATGCTAGGTAAGACAACCTTCACCGACCAGATACCTACGGCGTGTACCAACGGTCGAGATGAGCAATACAATCTGGACTTTTGGTTTGACGAGGTAGCCAACACGCGCAAGGGGCTTGGGTTTGGTCAGGTGCATGAGAACTTCCACAAGGTAGCCAAGCACATGATTGTGTATCAGAACCTGTACAAGGAAGACCCTGCGTTGGCAAACATGGCGTGTGACTATTGGATCAATGGTCGCATCATCAAAGCTGATCCTGATGCCTTAATCGTAGAGATGCCACGCGATAAGAGTGGCAAGAAGATAGGACTACATGACCCCAAGTACGATGGGTGGACTGTGAAACGTATCTTCAACCATCTCAAGCAGGAGCAAGAGAAGGATGATTCACCTGATGGAGAAGGTGAGGGGGAAGGTGGAGGTGGTGGGTTCGACAGCCATGATTGGGAAGGGGCTGAAGAACTGACTAAAGAGGAGCGCAAGGAACTCGGTGACAAGATTGACGAAGCGGTGCGTCAGGGTATTCACGCAGGACAAAAGGCAGGGGGCGGTTCGCTTGCCGATGCGCTTGGACTCAAGGAACTAATTACTCCGAAGGTAGATTGGCGTATCCATCTGCGTACCTTTATGAACGCGACGTGTCAACGCAAGGAGCAAAGCAGTTGGCGTAGACCTAATCGCAGGTTCTTACACCAAGACATCATTATGCCTACGCTAGAAGGGCGTAGCATACGTGAGCTGCTGGTAGCGCGTGATGTATCGGGTTCAATGTACTGGGAAGATCGCATGACTAAGGTTACCTCCGAGATGTTGGGGATAGCCAAGCTGTTAGACATCGAGAAAATCCATGTGCTTGATTGGGATGGCGAAGTCGCCAAGGGTGGACATACCACCTACTCAAGCAGGGAGTTGGAAAGCGCACCAGAGTTGAAGACTGTTCATGGGGGTGGGGGAACTGACCCTAACTGTGTGAGTAGATACATCGACGAGGTACAACTTAAACCTGATTGCATCATCGTGCTGACCGATGGCGAGATATACAACTGGGGTAGTTGGAGACATCCAATACTCTGGGCAATCACTAACGATAAACCAATGACTGCCCCTGTGGGCAAGACAATTAACATTGATTAAACCTAGATATTCTAGGTTGGAGAACGATATGAGTGAAGTAAAAAGAGGAAGAGGTAGACCACGTTTGAGTGACGAAGAGCGAAAACTTAGACAGAAAGAATATAAAAAGAAGAACGCTCTTAAAAGTAAGAACCTAACCGCAAACAAGGAAGCCATAGAAATACTGTGGGATTGCGTGGTTGTTATGTCTGTCAAGATAGGAGTTAAGTTAACCACTAGCCAAGTTATCACTTTACTTCTACAAGATTGGCTTGCAGAAAATGATCCAACAGGTGAACTAAGAAAAGATGAACGCTACGTAGATAAAAGGAGAACGATATGAGTGTAATAGCAAACAGCGCCGTACTGGTGCGTCTAAATATTAGCGTATGGGGAGCAAGCAAACGCAACAAGGAGTTGGAGCAGGAGGTAGCACGTAACAAAAATGCTGACCCCAAAGCTATGCGTATGTACGACAACCTGATGGTAGGTTCAACAGGCCATTCGGATATTCACAAACATGCTGCTGATTCGAGGCTGTGGCATACAACAGGGACTAACCCATTCGATGAACGTGGGTATCGCCTCTGTCCTACCAGTTTGTTCTTGGACTACAAACTACAACAAAACCAAAGACGTGACAGATTTTGGTCATTGGTAGACACGTTCAGGGTCAAGTATTTAAGTTACCGAGAGACAGCCGAACTGTATCGGGGGGACATGTTCAACCCACTGGACTACCCCTCAGTGGAAGAAGCGTGCTCTAAATTTGCATGGAACTTTACCGTAGCTCCTGTGCCTGAGAGTGGCCACATCTGTATAGACCTACCAGAGCAGGAGTTAGCCGAGGTACGTGCGTCGTGCGATGCAGAAGTAGATAGGCGCGTGGAGTTGGCAATGCAAGAGAACGAAGTGCGGTTGAAGAAGGAACTTAAACTTATCAGTGGTAAGTGCGATGACGTGGGAGTGGATGAAGATGATGACAACCGTAGGTGGCATGACACATTTGTTACCAACCCACTGAAGTTATGTGAACTGCTTAAGCATACTAACCTAACACAAGACCCACAGATAGAAGAAGCACGGAACACGCTAGAGGAACTGATGCGTGGTAAGAACAAGGAGATGTTCAAAGACTCGCCCCACTTACGCGCTGAAGCAAAGAGCAAAGTGGATTCTATAATTGATAAATTTGATTGGTAACCTAGATATTCTAGGTTGAACAGGAGAACGATATGTCTAGATTACATACGCACACAGTAGTAAGTAGTAATTACAGAGTTAGAAAAGCAGTTGAGTGGGTAAGCGAACATAGCACAGACAAAGAGTGTAATTACGCCAACTTACCTTCCAATGTCTTGCGGATAGGGGAGAAGGATGACCCCCACCTAAACACTGAGAACAATCTCTTGGGCCAACTAGTGCATGACTTAGCATGGGAAAGGCCCAACTGGACATTTGCAGTGGAAGAACACTACCACTCCAGAGACAAAAAAGAAGGGTACGGTATAGCTAATATGGTAACTATTTTTGAAGGTTTAGAACCCATTGGTGTTGTAGAGAGAACAGACTCGTGGGAGATAGATATAAGAAATGAACGGATAAAGCAAGATTTGTTCAACAAGAACTGTAGGACAACCAGTAAACTGAAGCGTGCCAAAGCGATCATCAATGCTGAAGTGTACGCACTGACTACCGAGGAACGCTTGATGCAGTCCACGGCACGAATTAAAAGCAACCTCATTGGTGCAAGCGATAGACTAACACGCACCATGCGAGACAAATTTAGCCCTGTCAGTGAGTGGGTACGTCAAGAACTGATGCACTTCTCTCCTGAATTGATTGCAATGTCTGAAAAGATGGGTAAAGCAGAAATTGTCCGTGCCTATACGCAAGCAGTAGAAGAGGAGCAGTTAGGCAGAAGTGTTAGGAAAGACATCGACAAGGGTAGAGGTAAGATGGTGGTTATTGCAAAGGATGAGTATCACGTCGCTAACCTAGATGGCTTGTCTAACGTGGGGGGTGAGTTTCATAAACGCTACATGCGGTTTAATCGGGACACACTTGAACCAGACATGCACACCGCACTAGCACTACTAAAGCTGACAGAACCAAACACATTTATCAGTGGCATGGGTTTCAAAGTTTCTGACACTGAGTACTTTCTTGTAGAGGAGATAACCATTGAACACAATTAGAAGATCACGAGGCAAAGGTGTTAAACCTGCCATGCTACATGTAAACGTGCGACTACCTCAGTATGTACTAGACTACTTCAAAGAGTTTCCTAGTTACACCAAGGAGATGCGAAGAGTGCTTGAGGAACACGTCAACAAAGCAGACAAGGAAGGGGCTACGCAAGTAGCCCTAGACCAACAACGGTGGCAAGACATTCTTGCTGAAGATGAGAACTGGCCTGATGATGGAGGCATTGTGGGGATAAAGGAGAATGATGATGAAGCAGACGAATAAGGATAAGTTAGAAGCGGTGCAGATAAACTTAGGTGTAATGACTAGGAAGTATAAAAGTTATGAATCTAAGTTAGCTGCTAATGCAGCGCAACGTCAACAACTTATAAGTGAACGGCGCGAGTGTAAGGGCTTGATGGATGAGTTAAAGGAAGAACAGGTCAAGTTGAATAAAGCCGTAGCACGTAGCGAGTACAGCCAAGCATACTCCCAAGTACAGAGACTATGTAAGAAGTATGACATAGGGTATGACGTAGATATTGTGAACTCGGATTACGACTACGACTTGGGTGTGCCTATAAACAGTCGCACTTATTGGGTAAGCAAACCAGATTGGCTAGAGGGAGATGACCCCATAATAGATGGGCATTACGCTCACAATATGCACGAAGTATGGTCTCTCGTAGACCTTTACGCCAAGCACCATCCCGACCACCCTGACCATGCTAACCGTGAGTATGGCTTTTCCAAATGAAGGAGAACGAAGATGACGTATAAATTAGAACTAACAGCACAAGAAGCTCAAGTCATTTATCAGGCACTCACTACCGTATGGTGGTCGGACGATGAGGCTAAAGCTGAGTATGATGTGCGGAGAAAGCTAGAGAAAATATCTATCAAGCAATATGGCAACAGCTTGCACGATCATCTAGTCGAACAAGGCGGTGTATCTGAAAGCATAGAGAAGCCTGACCTACGCACAATGAATGAAAAGATTGCTGATTTTAAGGGGAGCTTACAATGAATGAAATGAAACTAACGAAAGAGCAAGTGCAAGAAAACATTGTTGAGATGTTACAGCAAGTAGAGTACTGGCAAGACGTGGTGGATAACTGGCCGAGTGATGCCAAGTATCTTGTTTTAAAAAACAAAGAGGAGAACGATGATGTACTGGAATCATAGAATAACAGATAGCGGTGAACTAGACGATACTGGCCGTTATGAAATCATAGAAGTCCATTACGCTGATGATGGAAAAATTATATTAGCTGATGACGTTAAGTTGATTGGAGAGACTAAAGAAGAACTACAAGAACTGTTAGAACAAATATTGAAAGATATTAAAGACAGTCCTTTGCTATCAACTGGACAAGCATACGCACATAGAAATTTTCCAAAGGAGAACTAATGAAGAAACAAAAGGATGATGGGTCTTGTCCTACTCTAGCAGAGGTACGCAAGCGAGACCCGACAATGAACAAAAGCAGGTACGCATCCTACAAGCGAGGATGGCTACAAGTTAAAAACAAAAAGAGAACAAATGTTTAACCTAGAATATCTAGGTTGCATGTAAATTTTACCCCGCCTTGTGCGGGGTTTTTTGTGCCTTTACAAAGTCAAACAGTTAGGTTATCCTGTGCTGATGGCTTTAACTCCCGAAAAGAAAGTTAAGAATAAAGTAGTCAAGTTGTTGAAAGAATACGCAGCTTACTACTTCTTCCCTGCAACCTACGGCTTTGGTCGTAGTGGCGTGCCAGATATAATTGTTTGTTACCGAGGACACTTCATTGGTGTGGAATGTAAAGCAGGTGCAAACAAAACCACCACCCTCCAAGAAAAAGAACTTGCTGATATTAAAGCAGCAGGTGGTATCTCTCTCGTGGTAAACGAAACAAACCTTTCGGAACTTCAATTTGT